ATCATTAAGCCACACTTTTACATTTTCTTTCAACGTGTTTGATGAAGCAATTAAATCTCCATCAGAGTTCTCTGATATCACATAAAGATTTAAATTTCTTTTAACACTGTTTGTGTCTTGAATTATATTTGCTCTTTTGATTGCGCCAAACTTGGCTGGCATTCTGTAAAGTATAGCTAAATAATCTTGTTTTGTCACTGCTCTGTTTTGGGCAGCGTAATTATCTATTGCGCGAACTTTGATTTCATCTGCTGTTGGTGCTGTTACACTACCAACAATTGGCTCCTCGTTTTCTACTTCAAAAGCAGATATTTGTTGAAGAGCGGTAGCATTTGCGATACTACTTTGTCGAAATTCAACACGGGCATCAACGACACTGTTAACTGCATTAACAGCAGCATTCACAGAGCTTATGGTGCTTTTTCTATAAGTTACAGTCAAAGAAGTATTAACTGGTACGATCCCTAACTTCTCAGTTTTAAGAATCTGAGAAGGGTCAAAAGAACTATCAGAGAAAAATTGGCGACCATTCAATTCAAGGGCTGCGTCAGTTGGATCAGGGAATGATTTATTCTCAATATCTGTTTCAGAACCAAATCCAAATTGTAAAAATGTCTCATTGTCTACTGTATTTTCCACAACATATCTTCTTGGCACATACATATTTCTAACGATGTATGGAACTTTTTCTGAGTCAGTGCCGATGTTTCTAATTGATCTAAACACTGTGTTTTGTGATAAGTAATCAACTTGAAAAAATTCATTACCATCTGAGTCTATCACGCTTATAACTTCGCTTACATTTTCGTCATCGAGTTTAATTTTCAAAAACCTTTCAAAAGATCCAACTTCAATAGTTTGTTGTGTCAACTCGCCCGAAACAATTGTTCCATAAGCTTTATAAGCAAATTTTGTTGGGGTACCGCTGGCATTTACTTCTGCCACCTTAACTTCTGTGTTGGCATTCGCAAAATCAACATCGTCAGCAAGTGTAAACGAGGCACCGTTATCTGAACCCAGTAGTGTGCCTGCTTTTAACACGGGAACTAAATCTGTATCTGGTCCAGTTCCTGCGTCATTTGCTGGGACTGAAACATAAAATGCTGCTTGCCCTGTAGAGGAGGGGCTAGCGTTAAATTTGTAACCAAGTTGCTTGGCAATTCTAACAACACTTTCTTCTAAAATGGCTGTATCCATTAAGGTTTCATTTGTCTGGTAATCAACATAAAAAGACATAATATCACCAACATAGGCAATCATATCAATCATCATTGCGCCAAAGGAGGCATCATTGAAATCCTTATAAGTGTCTGGGTAATAAACCTTGGCGTAATTTATTAAATCGTTTTTGATAGAGTTGAAATCTCTACTTGTGTAACTAATTGGTGGTTTTGGTGAAGCCATTATCTGCTATCTCCGTTTAAGTTTATAAGCATCGTGTCATTAAAGTTCAGTGGTGTGACGTAGTAATTTATTGCTATTGTTATGAGATTGGAATCTATTTCACTGTCATCGAAATTAACGGCGCGAATCTTAATAAAGGGCATATATGATTTAGCTTGTTGAATCACCTTAGCTTTAAATTTTCCTTTAGCATCCCCGTTATAATTTTCAAATAAAAGAGCAAATGCGCCGACTCCAAAGTTTGGATCCATAATTCTTTCTCCCGGCGAAGTTAAAACTAAATTCTTAAAATTCTGTTTAACAACACCGATTAAATCTTTGTGGAGAGCATATGCTCCATCCTCGCCAGTGACTCTGAGTGGTAACTTTACTGATATTCCTACAGCCATTAATTATTAAACCTCATCAAAATTAATTAGGTTGGTGATCATATTATCGAGCGCTTCATTTTGACTTTTAATTGCGCTATCGTTAGCAGCATCAAAAAAATCTATTGGATTAACTGAGAAAAAACGAGTCAAAGTTTGTATTATTTGAATCAATTCAGTAATATTTGTTGTAGTAAAAAACTCATTATATGTCGTTGTTGTACCGAGCCCATTTGCCAGTTCTACTTGAGTTGGGTTGATTTTATCAGAAATAAATTCAGACATTGAAATGGGGAAGTAAACATTATAACTTTGCGAAGTCTCTTCGGCACAAACAAGAGCTTTAGAGGCTCTGAACGACTTAGAATCTTTACTGCCATCTGTAATAAAAACGCTAGCATCTATGCTGCCATCTCTAATGGCGGTGAAAGCTTGCTTGAGTCGAGTAGTTACTTGTTCTGCGAAGACTTGCTTTGGGGAAAAATTGCCTGGGGTAAAGATGGTCCCACCTTTTGGAACGCTGTAATAGTTTCTTTCGATTATCTCAAAATCGACAGTGCTCGCCAAAAAACTAATAAATCCATTATTTAAAAAAGGTAACTTTTGTAAGGATCCTTTATTAAACGCTGGTAAATTTTTGCTTTTCGGTGACACCAAGCTTGTTAAATTCATCATCAATCTAACCCCTCGCACAAAATTGTCAGTGAGAGATCCTTTTAATTTGTTTTCTTTGATGTAAGTTGAAGCTTCAGAGTTTGATAAAAATTGTGCTTTTAGTATTTGGTTCTTAAACAAAGTTGAAGCTATGTCGTCTCTCAGTCTAAAAAAAGTTTCTAGGTAGAACATGTTGTTATCAACTAAAGAACTGCCATCAAAAAGCGATGTAATTGGTTCGCCTACTTCTACAAGTGGATTCGCGGGTATTTTTAAGAATATATCATCTTTGTATTCAGGTATCGGGCGAATCTTTTTTGCTATTAATAATGCTGATAAGAATGCGCTTGTTGGCTGTGTTGGCTTTTCCTCTGGAGTTGAGCCGGCTCCTAACACCTCTTTAAGAACTCTAAAAAAAGTATCTTTGAAATTTTGTTCTGCGAGTTCCAGAGTTTTTGAATCTTCGTTTGTCACATAGTCGTAATTTATATTATCAATAAAAACAGATGGAACTAGGTACTCTTCATAAATGTTTTTCTCTTTTAGAGACTGTACAAAGAGTTCAAACAATGAATCAAGCACCGCAGATTGTAGAGTACCCGACGCATTAAACGCCCCTTGTAGCAAGCCTGCGAGTCTAGGGCTGAGAACAAAGGTCGATAGAAAGAAAACCCTCATCTTTTGCTCGATAATAGCAACATAACTAACTTGGGAGTATTGACTAAATCCTAACATTTTTATCCTTTCGCCTTATTAATTAGCTGTTTCATTTTAACTAAATTGCTCATATAGAACTCTGTACCGCTAGTTGATTCATCAATTGTTTGTTTTAGCTTGTCTTGATAGCGCTTGATTAAAACTTGTTGTTCTTCAAACACACTGTTAAGGACTAAATTAATGTCAAAAGCCTCAGCTTTTATCGGGAGAGTCGCTGCGGAGGAGGCTATTTTGCCTTCCAAAAAATCGAAAAAGTTGTTCATAAATGGCACGAGTTCGTCCTTGTCAGTCAGATCATTTTTAAAATCGTCGGGCTTATATATTTCGATTGAATACCCAGTCGGACCTTTTGCCAACTTGTTTGTAGCCATTCTGTTCAAAATCAATTCATAATAAGCCAGTTTTCCAGTGGTGTCTTTTGGACCACCAAAAACTGGAGACAACTGGATGAGATTTCCAATTAATTTGTCTGGAGATACAAAGGACTGCGGCTTAAAACTAAAAAGTTCTTTACCATCAACGGAAATTATTATGTTATCCTGATTTTTCGTTAACGTAATTTTTGGTGTGTTTTGTATTACAATCGATGTTGTTTTTGACTTATTCTTACTGAATTCCTCTATTTGGGATATGAGATTCTCTGATAATGTCGTTGTCAAGTTCTTAAGAGCATCTATTAGAGTTTGTTTCTGTGTATCAGACAAGCTCTGGCTGTTGTTGATTTTGAATGGTAAAAGAAACTCAAGCTCGTTTGTGTTGATTCCACTGATATAATCATCAAAATCTTGTAAAATTTGGTCTGTCAGATTAACTGCCTCAGTTTTGCTGGGATTTTGTAATACTGTGATGTTTTGAATATTAGAATCAACCAAACCTAGTAAATTACCTCGTTGGAAATCAGATAATAGGTTTTGTATGGAAGCCGGACTGCCTAAATTTGTAAGATTGTTGATTGAAGCACAAAGGTTTGATATAAAATTTGCCAAAGTATTCAATTGATCACTGAGAGGTTCATTCGGATTTGAAGAGGTGTTCAAGAAATCTTGTAGAACCTGTCTTTGTGTTGAATCCGCAATATTAATTTTTACAAAACAGGCGTCAACTGTCTGGTTGATGCTTCCAAAAATTAGCTCATCTAAAATATTTCTGCTTATAAAAGAGTTTAGATATTTAAACAAGACAGCCAAAGCAATGGCGCTAGAGAGTTCATTTTTGATTAGGTCCGTTGTGTCTAAATCTTCAACTACTAGTTCGTTTAGTTTAACTAAATCATCATTTTGTGTCCCATCGAGCAAAAATTTTAACTGTTTTGGGGTGATGTTGCTAGATAATGAGTCCAAATATTGTCGAATTATGGAGGTAGAATCGGATAATTTATTAGATTCAATTGATAGTATTGGGAATATTTCAATCGCGCCGTTTAGTACATTATCTAAAGGTTCAATATTGCTATCGCTGATAATTTGAATAATATCTACTTCAAACTTACCCTCAACACTTTGGGCAAAATCAGCGCTGTTTGACCCAATTGAGTTTCCAGCAATATCGGGTGAACCAATTAAATTTAAATTTGTGCCATTATTCAGCTTTTCTAAAATCAATTTTTCAATTGTATCATCCAGTGAGCAAAATTCGTCTATTAAATTATTTAGAACACTGCCTAATATAAAATCAAGAGCTTTAACACCTGCTAAACGTGCCTGTCTAATGACAGTTCTTCTAAATGTTTGTTCGAAATCTAATATGGTTGTGTAGATTATTTTATCTTTTAAACCAGGGATTTCTTTAACTGCGTAGTCTGTGTATTCCTCAAAGTTTTTTAATCCAGTTTTTAAATTTGTAAAACTTTCTAAAACATTCTCGACACCCAAAGAGTCCAAACAATTGTTGACAGATTCCGTGAGATTTTTTATGTCTCCTGCTGTTTGTGCTATTTTATTTATTTCATCTAAGTTTTGTAATAAAGCTTTTGCTACTAACTGATCCCAATCAAATTTAGTTAAAACGTGTTGGTAGATTCCATTTAAACCTTGGCGCGATAGTATTTTTACCAAGTCTTTTAAACAGGGGTCTTTTGATGTTGCTGCGGCAACGATTAGTAACTGGCGGGTGGCTTCTTCTTTAAATTTGTCTTTAGAAGAGAACGGATAACTTGATGGGATTTGTTTTATTTTTTTCAGTAACTTCTCTGTTTCTTTTGCGCTAGCGGTGGCATCTGCTCTTTGCGATTGTAGTGCTTGTTCAGTTATGTTGGCTAACCTTGTTGCCCCTTCTATGATTGTGCCTAAAGCCGGGTCGGCTGGGCGTTTCACGACAGACGGAACGACCAATAGCCGAGGATAATGATATCTTAATAAGAACTTTGAAATGTCTTGATTGTTAATACGACCCACAGAGTCGGGAGTGGCATTGCTCTCAAAAAAATCAATTATTTTATTAGTTGGAGCTTTTAACAGTTTTTGAGATATGACTGGTGGACTGGTTGGTCTCCTCTGGTCAATCAAAATTATTTCATTGCTATTATAAAAGAAGCCGTTGATTGATGTGGTTATGACTGAAAGCGGATCAGTCGGAACCTTTAAAATTGTCTTTTGGTAGTGTTGGTTACTAAGAACTATACTGCGACCTTCAAAATCAATGGGTAAAGATTTATCTTGAGAGCTAACAAGATCTACAAAATCCTCAGTTATAAAGGCGATTTGTCCGTTAACACCACTAAGGTTTGAAAAAGTATCTTGATCTGCTTCTGTTTTTGGTAATAGAGAGAAAAGAGAGTCCAATTCTGACAATGGCTGACCTTCATCAACCTCAAATGGAACTATATTTCTCTGTACTATTGTCTCCTCAGCAAGCACAGGATTAAACTCGACGGTCTTATTTTCTCCAACAACTGCTAGTAAACGATAAGATTCATCATAGTAAAAACTAATATCCTCTGAAATTCTATTGGGATCAAAATTTTTAAATAAATCACTTGTGTTTCTTTCGCTTAAATATCTCTCTACTAAAAATGAGTATTCTCTTGTTAAAGCCAATGAAAGTGTGGACAAGTTTAGAGAGTATTGACGGGAAAGTAGTGTTTTTGTTGTGTCCTCATTCAACCCTTGTTTTTTTAGAGAGTCCTTGACGGCATTAATGCTTGGGTCATTTAGGTCAAAGAAGACAGCAGGTCCATTCTGGACGGCTTGCTGCCTCTTATTTAAAGACTCTGAAAGCTGGCTTGTTTGTAAATTAATCACTTGGGCTGTATCAAGAACATTTGTTGATTTAAAAGTTGCCACTAAGCTTTTAGTTTGTGAAAGAGCTAATTTTAATTTTCCATAAAAACTTTGTTTGGTACCGCCCTTAGACTTTAACATTACAAGTTTTTGGTAGTCATATGCCACGCAAAAACGAAGCAGCGGCTTGCCCGCTTTTGTAGTCTTTGCTTCGTATACTACGTCTTTGTTTGTCAACAAGGTCTTATGACTAATTTTTTCCACTCTGGTTAGGGTGTTTAAATCAACTTTCTGCCTATTGAAAAGATTAGAGACTTGCTCTTCAAGACGATTTTCTATCTCACTAAATCTATCAGAACTTAAAAATTGATCGATACCTTTAATACCGCCTACTTCGAATACCGCGCAGACAATTGGATACCCTGTATTATAAGGCGAACCATCTTGCGAGATATAAAAGGTGGTATTCACTTTTTTCTTTTGTGCCTTTGGGGTTAAAAGTGGCACATCGACATTTGTCCAACCTAACGATGAAAAATCTAAAAAGTTTTGTTGTGGCAATTTTTCTTGTAATGGGGTATCATTAACATAAGTTGAGTAGTGCCACTTGTAGAAAGCTTGTTTTGTTATACACTGATATGTCTCTGGTTCATCTAAAAATACATTTAAAAGGAATTCGCCTTCGAAATCTGGATAGTCAAATGCTCTATTAACTAAAGTAATTTTACTTTCTATCTCTTGTAAATTTTCATTTTTTGTTTTTAGAAATTGAATAGCTAAACGATAAATAAGATTGTTGGCAATTTCTCGACCGGTACCGGTATCTAAATTTTTACCATTGGCTTCAAAATCGTTTAACCTAAGAAATTTTGCGAAATTTTTAAAATCTGCTTCTTTTTGAATCGGATCTATAAATGTTAGTTCATCAGCTAACAAATAACGAACACAGTTAATAGCAAATAAATTTTGGTCATCATTAATATTCTGTGATTGACCTGTTGAATCAAAGGCTGTAGTAAGCTTTTGCTTAAAAAAGTCTTTTGAAGTTGTATAAATATTTTTACTTAGACTCATTTAATTTACCTTATTGAACCTACTTTTAATCGGCAGCGGAGCAGTCTGTTCTAAATAGTTTTGCCTCATAATAGTGAAGTTGCCATCAATGCCTGACAAATTAGTAGTAACTAATGCGTTGTTTTTAGCAATTGTTGCTGGTAAGCTTGATGCGAGTCCCAGTGAAGTTCCGGTAGCTCCAAAAACATTTGCTGTTCCAGCGACTGGACCGACTGGTGATGTTGCGGTGACTGAACCAACCAAGCTAACAGTGTGATTATGACTTATTAAGTCAGTTTTTAAACTTTTAACATCATTGTTTAAAACTGTAACTTGGCTAACCAAATTTTGAATGGTTTCTATTAAGTCCACCATCATTTCTTCTAAATTTTCACCTTTTACCATGTGTTGAAGGTCGAAATCCTTGCCTTCAGTTCGATTGCCGGCAATTAGATGGATACCGCCATATTTGTTTGTGGTTTGGTGTCCGTTAGCTAGAAATGGAATACCACCGACTCTTAGCTCAATTATCTCTGCGGCTCTTAATCCGATAGCATCAGCCTTGGCAGAAACCAAAGAACGGGCATTATAATCTCCAAAATCTGTCATTTCTGAAACTATAAGTTGCGCAGCGTCAGTTGGGGTTGGATAGGCAACTTCAACAGGATTGCCGGTAGTTGGATCGTTCTCAGTTATAAGAGATCCGAGTGTACCAGCAACAAATGAAAGCTGTGACTTGGTTTGATACTCTTTATTATGCCCTAGAGTGATCGCTGCTGGCTTGTCAGAGTGAATAATGTGTTTAATCCCGTCTACCACTTGATAGACCGGCTGTGGGAATTGTGCTGCTCCTAATACACTCTCTTCATCACCCGATTCCTTTAAAGAATCACTAATCAAGTTTCTCTTGAGCAACGATATGTTTTCACTGTTTACAGTTGATGTTACAACACTTACCTTTCCCATTACTTTAAGATCCTCATAAACTTTTCAGGCAGATTTGCCGTTAACTGACTCTCTAATTTTTTAACTGTGTATCGTGTAATAATCGCGTCTTTGTCATTTTTATCGAACGCTTGTTTGTAAACAGACTCTTTATTAGAGTCCTGTGGCTGTGATACCCACCTTCTTTCTCTTTTGGCGCGTTGTACACCTTTTTCTGGCTCTTTATAGTCGCTCATGATTTCATAATGTATGTATCCAGTCTTTCTTTTTTGTGATTTTTCAAGCAATCCAATCCCAGATTGACCAAATTTAGCGCCGTTTTGTTTTATAAACTTTAATAAATAGACATAAACGATGTAGTTTGGGATCTCAAAAGTGTCTTTGATAGGTATAGAACTCAAGTCATTAAAACCATTAAAATTCGGGTCATTGTTTATATAAACAACAAAATCAATTGCTCTATTAAAGAAGTGACGACTATTTTGGTCGATACCCTCACGGAGTTTCTTCACATCGACAAATCTTCTAAAAGTGCTTAAAGGCAAAAGGGCAACACTCGTCTCTGGTATTCCTTCATTCTGAGCTATAAACTTACGAAAACTTTTAACAAAGTTTATTAAATTTTGAGTGTTTTTTTGTATTTGCTGTAAATTTGTGCCTCTTCCAATGTTAAGAGCGCCCGTTTTGTTTTCTTTACCCACGCCACCAGTGGTACCAGTAGATAATTTTTTATTTTTCTTTTGTCTTTTTACTTCTTTCCCTTCCTGTATTACGGAGATTACCTCTTGTTGAGCCTCATAACTAAAAACTTTGCTGCTAAATTTTTTCATATCAGCCTCAGAAGGCTCTTGGGATCTGATTGCTGCTTCAGCAATATCAGTGATTCCAAGCGCAAGGCTCGCTTGATAAAATTTAGTGAAAAGAACATTGTCTTTTGAATAGCTTGTCTGCTTAGATCTTTTGTCACTTTCTAAAGATAAATAAGCATTTTGATTTATTAGTTTGTTCGAATCTCCACAGGCGTTAAGTTCTTGATTTGGAGTTGCTGTAGACTCTTTACCAGCCGCAGTTGGTGTTGGATTCTTTTTGGGCTGTTGCTTAAAGAAGTTCATAATTGGCTGTAAAACGCCGGGTTGTGGTTGGGCAGTGCCTTTTTTGACTTTTGAATAATCAATAGCCGTGTCAACAGTTCCATCGAGCAACTGTTCATCCGTTGTTTTTCCAAAAATATCTATGGCGAAAACGTTTTGACTTGAATCTGTAGGCTCTTCAAAGCTGTAGTTGTATTTGTTTCTTGTTACACCGGCTATATAATCTTTTAAATTACTGATTATAATACTGTTGATTTCGCTGGGGCTTTTTAATTTTGAGTCTGGCTTTTGTTTAGCAGCGTTCAAAGGAATAATTTTTAAATAAATTGAACGATCTTTTTTCTTGCCTTCCTCTTTTTTGCCGAGCTTACTGAAATCAAAACTTCCTTTTATGTCTAAGTCAGCTTCTTGGACGGGTATGCTTTGAACGTTTTTAAATATCGTAGCTGTATCGCCTGCTTCAATAAATTGTTTTATTTTTTGACTTCCAACCAAGAACTCCACTTTGAATGAGGCATATGCTGCCTCAGCGATCAGCGCCTTCTCAAGATTGTTGCTGGTTAATGGTGTGATGTTGACGGCTGGCTTAAAAAGTTGACTTTTTGCTGCTTCGGACCCTAGAGTTAAGATTGTTCTTCTTCTTAAATTATCGGAGGTCAAAATATCTTTAATGTAATCACCATAAAAACCAGAGTATCCAACAAGTGGATTCGTTGGGTTTACAAAACTTTTTGAACTTATTTTAGATCCAACAGGGGGGCTGTTCTGTAATTTTGTACATGCTTCCCTAGCGTTCATAAGCACAACTAAGTTTTCTATACTCCCTTTTGTATCTTTTTTTACTTTTTTCTTTTTTTCTGAGGCGGGTGGTGGGATAATTCTTATGTCTCTAAAATCCTCTAGGTCGCCAAAAGTTACTTTTACTTGTTGTTGAGGTGATAGATCTAATGATGTAACGACTGGAAATAAGAAAAGGTCCGATGTTGTAACATCGTTTTTCTTAGAATCTTTCCTAGTATAAGAAGTAACATACGAAAAAAGCGCTGGTATATGTAAAAACGCCACTTTTTTATTGGTATTAGAAGCATAAGTAAGATTGTTTTCTCTGTCGATAGCATATTCATCATTTAAAAACAAGTCTGTAAGAATTTGCCTGTCTTCTTTTGTGATGGAGCTTTCAGTTAGCACTTTAACAACGATTGCGGCGAATTCTGTTTTACCAGAGTTAGCTTTGCGCTCTAATTCTTTGTTAGCCAGCCTAAGAACTATATCTTCTATGTCGGCATTATAGGCATTAAATCCTAGTGCCGCTTTTCGTTCTTTTTTAGCGTGTGCTTTACTATTATTGGACATTACTCACTTGGTTCCTCACTATTTTGCTCCTTTTTTATTTCTTCAAAGAGTGTATCTCTTTCGGAGTCTGAAAAACCTGTAAAAGCGTTTGTCTCTGTTTTCTTAAACAGTGCTGTTAATTTTACCAACTGTTCGTTGGCTCTTTGCATTGTCTCTAGATGTTTAGATAGGACCATGCCTGCCGATTGATGGTTTGTCTTACCTGCCTGGATATCAGACAAGATTTGTGTTACAAGGTAATCAGCCTTGTTTCTATCTTCTATAATATTTTGAATTGCTTTTTCTGCTAATTCATCTGGATCTATCATCTAGGATCACCATTTACCCAATCGTGTTTGAACTCTCTGTAACGCTTTTTAATGTTACTCAAACTCGCTACAAGTTGTTTAGTGTTTAAACCACTAATCTCTCGTAGGTATAGATAAATAGCTTTTTTGTTAAAAATTTCAATACTTTCAATACTGTTCATTAGATCTTCAATTGCTAAAATGGTTTTTTGTTCGTTTTCTTTTAGGGACATTTGCTTCCAGCCCTCGATTTCACCAGTTAAAGCAGACCAAAATTCTTTTTTGGCGCGATCATCGTCATAGTGATTTTTTGTTATGAATTGTTCATTATTCATTTGGTGATAAACATCGTCACAGTTCACTTCTCTTTTAAGACGTTTTGAGTTCTTTTTTACCTTCTGAATGAACCAGTTCTTAGTGATTACACTAAAATAGGAAAATGCCTTGTGTCCCTTCTCAGGATCAAACTTAGCTAAAATTGTAGTAAGCCAAATCTTACACTCATCTGCCAACACTTCAATATTTGGAAGGTTGTTAAATTTATATGTATAGATAATCTTATCGACCATCTCACTAAAAGCTGGTTGGATTAAAGAGCCATATAATTTATCTCTTTTATACCTATCATTTGTAAGACAATATTGAATTATTGCCTCCTCGTGAACTTTTGTAAAATAAAGTCTTTTAGTTCTCTTCCGTCTCTTTCTCTTCATTGGTTTTGTCATTTTCTATCTCAAATAAGTTTCTAAACTTGTTAATACTGTTGACGACTTCTTTAGAATGACGGACAAGTTGTCCAAGGGTTTCATCCCCATAGAACATCTCCATCTCATAAACATTATCCAAATGCTTTGAGAAGTCAACCATCTTATCTTCCATCTGTTGGATATCTACGGTCATTTGATACATTACCCTAAGTAATCCTCTAACATACCACACAGCCAATCCTAGAGCGATTGAGAGGGTAATTATAGTTATTGTCAGTGTAACGATCATTTAGTTGCCTCGTTTTTCATTTGCTTAAGGATTTCCCTATTCTCTTCAATGTGATCGATAACATTCTCTTTAGCAGTTTTTTTGTCAGGTTCCTTATTACTTATTATAGCAAACTTTGTAATAATTTTGAAGGGGGTACCCTCTTCACAATGAGGGCACTCTTCTGGAATGGGATCTTTCATAGACATCCATTCCCACCATTCTTTATGACAACAATCACATTTATATCTATACCTGGGCATTGTTATTCGTGTACAAACTCTGATTCGCTTTGTTCAATTTTAAATTTTGGAGGGTTTGTAACTAGCAATTGTTCCTCTTCTAGTACAAAATCAAATTCTTTTAATACAGGAACAATATCAGATTGCTCTAATAATGATTTTTGTAGAGCCATCATCACTGCTCCTAGTGCTTGATCAGATAATTTCATTTTTTCTCCTTTATTCTCTTTGCTATTGTTTTAGCGATTACTATTTTAGCATAATCACTATAAAAATTAATATTTTTTGGAAAGCCATTTAAACATTGATAAATTACTTTCTCCAACTCATCTTGTTTCATAGGACTGGTTCCTTAAATTAGAACGACCTTTTCCCATTTTATACTTTTTTAAATTTGAAAAACAAGAATTTATGCCCTCTTGTATTTTAATTTTTGTCTGCCAACCAAGTTTTTCAAAGTCTGAGGTCTTTGCTCTTGTAAGTAGCACATCGCCTTTTCTTGGGGGGCGTTTTTCAAATTCTACGTTCGGAAAATAGTCGTGTACAATTTTAATGACTTCGTTTAAAGAAATGTTGTCGCCTGTACCAATATCATAAGATTTTCCTGAAAATAGCCCATCGTAGTTCATGGCAAAAACGTTTGCTGATACTGCGTCACTAACGTGAAGCATGTCCCTTCTGTTTTCTCCATCTCCATTCAAAAATGGCACCTTGTCTTCTCTTATATGATGCATCCAATTAGCGATGGCAGTGGCATAAGCTGTTTTTGCTTCTTGATCCTCTGAATATACATTAAAGTATCTTAGTACTACAGTGTCTAAACCATAAATTTTAGACCAAAGACGGCATTGCATTTCATCATAAAGCTTTTGTAAAGCGTATGGACTAACTGGTCCATTACCATCGCCAACAACAGAAGAGGAGCTAGAGTATATTACCCTTTTTGCCTTGACTGCTTTTGCGAAATTCAAAACATTCGTGGTACATAGAATATTGTTTTTTGTTGTCTCGACTGGATTTTCAATACTGTAGGCAACTCGGGGTATGTATGCCAAGTGAAAAATATATTCTGGTTTAAAATTATAATACTTTGGATGAAATGAATTTTTGTCCAAGCCATGATTTAGTTCATTGTTAATATCGTGTCCGTCTTCAAGGTCTATACCGATGACTTCATGTCCTAAACTTTTTAATTTTTCATATAAGCGATTACCTATATATCCTTTGTAACCAGTAACCAAACATTTGCTCATTTTTTCTCCCTTTGAGTCAAATTCTTAGCGCAACGTCTCGATATAAACTTAAATTATAGTAAACAAATTACAATTCATAAACTTCAAATATCTTTCTGTTACTGCCTTCATATCATAACATAGATTACAAACATTTTTAATTTTTTTACAAAGTCTTAAGTAGGACCTATCATATCTACTACTTGTAACAATGGTATTGCTATTCATGGAGTGCCCAACAACTGAGAATACTGTTAAACCTTTCATACAA